GGCCGCTGAGGCGCCTCCTAGCTCCACTGGGATGCTTCTGCCATTGGGCAATGGAACGACGGCTTCGTTGTAGCGACCTTCGCCAATCAGTCCAAGCGTGGGGCCAGTAACCACCCCGCCATTGGCAAACTTCACTCCCGAGTACAGCCCGGCAGGAGCCGCCAACGCTCCTGCTCCACTAAGTCCTGGAAGGCTCATGGAGCCCACGCCAAAACTGCCTCCAGAGAAGCTGCCGAAGCCGCCGCCGCCTCCAATGCTTCCCAATGAGCCACCTCCTGGAATGAGGGCGCCAAAGATGTTCATGAAGCCTTTGATCACTTGCGTCTTGAGCCACTCTGCTATCATTTTTGCCACCATATCTGCAAAGTAATCAGCAATGCTGCGGAATAAGCCGGCAAATGCTTCCTGCGCAGTGGCACTGCCAGTGATAATCTGCTTGAAGGCATTGCCAAAGGAGTCGCCAATAGTTTGCGCCATTCCACGCAATTGATCCCTAAATTCCCGCACCTTGTTGATCCTTTCTTGAAGCACTGCCATTTGCTCCACATCAGCTCCTGAAAGCAGTGGATTTTCTTGGCGCAATTGCTCGCGAAGTTCCATGCGTGGATCAAGCATGCCCGCAAGGCGCATTTCGTTATTGAGCTTATAAAGAGCAGACGCACGCGCAAGTCTGGTGTTGATGCCATCAATAGCAGAGGCTAATTGCCTCCTTGCGTCAATTTGTCCTTGAATTTTTGCAATATCTTCATCCTTAAGGCCAACAAGAGTGCGTGCAATATCTATCTCCGCCTTTTCGCTTTCATTAAGATCGAAGCGACCTTTAGCGGCCAGTTCCATCTTTACATTGAGCTCCGTGTAAGAGTCGGAAAGTTGCTCATTTGCTTGAAGAAGCGGTCCGGCTATTGCTGCCTGGAACTGAGCCTGAAGCGTTTTCTTTTCCGTTTTAACTTGCTCTGCCTGTTCCGCCAAGAATCTTGCTCGATCTTGCACTCGATACTCAAGGCTATCGCGCTGTGCTTTGGCAAATTGCTCGTCAACAATTTGCTCTCCATATTGCAAATCAAGGCGAGCCTTTTGAACGGTCTTTTCTCGCTCAACTAAATCAAGGGAAGCGTCGATGAACGCTTTTTCATACTCAAGGCGTTTGCGAAGGGTGTCAATTCGATCATTTACAAATTCTTTAAGCTCCTTCTCTTTTCTGGGTCTTTTCGTCTTGCCATCCCCTGTCCTTTCCATCGACATCCCCGCGCCGAAGCCGCCAAAGGAAAGGTTGGAGGGGGCGAGCGGGGCTTGCGCTTTGTTCCATGCCGCTTGACCGCCAAGCGCGTTAAAAGCCTGTTGAGCCTGGTCCAGCTCTCGGAAGGGACCCCCTCCCCTTACGTTACCGGTGGGACGAGAAAGCCCCTTGGTGGCCGCTTTTGCTTTGTCAAGACGCGCTTTTGCTTCCCCTATTGTTGCCATGCCAACAGCTTGACGAATTTGAGAAAACAGGCCTTGAAAGATTTTCCCCACCTCAAGAGCGAATCTTGCAAGAAGAGCCAATAATTGACCAAACACTTTAACGATGGGACCGATAATGCTGGCCCAGTCAGAAATAAATTGCCTTAGGTAGGCGCGGTTTTCTGTTATAAATTTCGACACTGACTTAATCGCGCCAGTTAGAGCATCTTGTATCCCTGCTCCGATGGGTGCAAATAATCCACCAACTTCCCTCGAAAGCTCTTCCAAGGCGATTTGAAGACGCTTGCCCGCAAATTCTGGAGCTGTCGCCAATTGCTTACTGAATTGCGCATAGTCAGTATAGTTTTTGTTGGCAAAATTTACAAACTCCTTAATGCCAATTTTGCCATCTTCCAAGCCCTTCTGCAACTCTTCGAAGCTAAGCTTATTTGCCTGTGCAAATTTAACAACAGCCCCAGGGAAACGCTCGCCTAATTGTCCGCGCAGTTCTTCCGCTTGCACTCCTCCCTTGCTCATAATCTGAACAACGGCTCTCATTGCGCCTTCTAAATCCTCGGAACTGCCTCCCGTAGCCATAATGGCCAGAGCAGTGCCTTCCATGATTTTTGCAGTGTCTTGCACTGACAAATTGTATTGCTTAGTATTCACTCGTAATTGAGTGAAGAGGCGAGTAGTTTGCTCCAGGGGCATGAGTAGTCTTTCGCTCATGCTCGCAACTACTGATTGCGCCTGTGCAAAGTCTTTTGCGTCAATTGAGGCCATGGCCAAGCCTCTTTGCATTTGCACCAAAGCCGATGCTTGCTTGGTCATTGCGCCAACGCTTGCTGCAACGTTGTCCGCGATTTGGCCAATAGCAGCGCCCGTAAAGCCACCTGGCACCCCGCCCAGAAGACCTCCAGCGACGCCGCCCACTGCACTGCCAATGCCGCCGCCCATTCCCCCTCCATAGAGGAATGCACCCCCGGCCGCGCTAAAGCGCTCTCGCCTTGTGATTGGCTTTTTACTAGCCTTTTCTATACCTCTCTCGACCTTTTGAATTTCCCTATTTAGCTCCTTCCATGTGCCAGTGTCGGCGTCTATTTCTGACGCTCTTCTTTTCAAAATGACAAGCCTGCTCTCCAGGGAGGCAAGACTTCCCGGCGCGAAAGCTGCTAGGTTTTCGCGCATTTGAATTTCTTCAGCGAGATCCGCCGATCGCTTCAAGTCAATGTTTATCTTTGCAATTCTTCCTTGGAGCGAGTTCCATTCGGCCGTGTTAGGTCGAATTTCAGACGCCTCGATTTGTAACGATTGCAGCAATTTGCTTAAAGTTTGATAGCTTCCTGCTTCAAACTGTGCTGCAGCCCCTCTGAGTTGCAATGCTTCAGCGCGATTCTGCACACGCTCTCTTTGTCCCATTGCAGCTCCAACTTGCCGCTGAGCATTCTCAAACCCTGGCTGACTAGGAGCAATGGCGCGGGCTTTCCTTTGTCGTAGTTCGACAATGCGATCAAGCCTCTTCAGGCTTGCATCCATCATTGCAACAGCGTTTCGCGTGGCCTCTTGCAATGCTGCAATCAGACCGTCGTTAAAGCCTTGGCCTGCAAATAAGCCGATGCGAAACATTGCTCGCGAAGGCGATTTGATCTCCAGAGACTGCTTTAACGACTGAAGAAGTTCATCTCCCAAGGATGCCGCCACGCCCTTGAGCTTTCCTTCGCCTTTGAGGATGCCCTGGATGAGTCCGTCTAGCGCATCAGCGCCAGCAGAAGCGAAGCCAGTCTTCAGTTCTGCCTCAAGTTGTGTTCTTGCCCGGCCTATTGCTCCTTGGACAATGCCTAGCTCTTTAGCCGCACCAAAGATGGCTTGCACTTGGGGGGCGTTGGGTCCCCCTGCCGCTGGAGCCGCTGAAACAGTCCTGCCAAGTGCTTGCGCCTTTTCTATTGTTCCGCGAGTGCTGCTTAGTTTCGCAGCAAGTTTATCGGCATTTGCAATGGCAGCTTTAATGCTTGTATCATCAAGATCAATGCGATACTTACGTCGTCCTAGTTGGCGGCCTAAGAGTCCTATCTCTTCGTTGATAGAGTCCCTGTTAAACTTAATCTTGATGGACAGTTCAGTTGACTTTGCAGCCTGAACAAGGCTGGGAAGCGCAACAGTTTTGAAACTTTGCAGATCAAAGCTAACGCCAAGTCTTAATTCTGGACTTCCCGACGCCATCGACAGTTTCCACGGCCTTAGCCATCATTATAGCCTTGGCCAGTTTCCTCTCGGCTAGAGGCAAGTTTCAAGTCTTCTGCTAACAACGCAAGCAATCTTCCATCTAATTTGCGCGTCTTCATTAGACGACGTAACACTTCTAAGCTTTCGCTGCTCATGCCATTCTCTTTCTTTATCTTTCTCGTGTCGAAAGGCAAGAAATCGTCAATGGTGGCCTTAGAAGTCTTGCCTGCAAGCGCTCCCATGACCACCATGCACAACTTTGCAGTGGACATGCTTTGAGCATTGTGCTCCGCAATGTCGCGCTGTTCAAGCCATTTCAGCGCCGCCAGTACGTCCTTGGTTCTTTGCTTAGAAAAGTTTTGAGCATTCCAGCGATCATCTCTAAATGCTGACGACGAAAGTCGGAAGTAAATCTTGTCCCATGGCGCATCGGAAGACAGAGCGGCCTTTGCTCGGTGTTCTAACTTTTCAACGCGGCTAAGCCCGTCCTCCTCTAGTCTTTTTTTTCGGAGCCACTCTCGCTTTCTTGTTCTTCATTGACGAAAGAAAGAATTTTCCTCACAATGGGACGAGAAAGTCCTTTGGTGTCGTCCATGCTCCAATCTTCTAGCGCTTTCCATTGTCCATCAATCAGCCCTTCCCCTCGTGAGCGCATGAAAGTGGTAACCAAACGAGCGCTTGTCGTGTCGGCGCTTTTACTGCTTTCCAGCAAGTCGAGTACTTCCGCCGCAAATTCGTCCGACAAATCTGCCGTTGCCATTTTGCCGTCCTGCAGCAGGGCAAAAGCATCTTCAATGTCAATCTTCTTGACCTTGGCGATCTTCCTTGCCAATTGCACGGCTTTCAGCGTGGCAGTGCTTTGAGCTTTGGTGATCTCCTCGTGCTCAATGCTTTCTCCGACGAGCCAGCCGCCATGTCGCAACAGTCGCAAAGAATCATTAACGGCAAAATACTCCAGCTCTTTGCTAGCGACAAGAAAACTATACTTGCTCATGGTTGGCGATGGGCAGGACAACGTTGAATGCCTTCACTCGTTCACTTCCTGACCGAAAGGGCTTAGGAATGTCAACCAGAAAAGACGCATTTTCACTGGATATTCTACATGCGCTTTCCTGAACCGCCATCACGCATAAAATGCCAACACTAATCTCCTCTCCCTCCACTCGACAATTGATGGCATGGACCCTGGCATCATCGCTTGCCAGGTAGTCTATTTTCATTACAAGGCCCCCACTGCTGTCGCCACCCTTTGCACAAGAGCTAAGCCCGGTTTCTTCACGAAAAAGGAACTAGCAATGGAAATGTCATCAGTGAATGGTCGGGCGGTTTTGTTGGTACCCTCACCATAATGCACATACCATGCGTATTCCTTTCCGGAAGAATTTTGAGCGTCCCAATGCCAAGACGCCCTGATTCCACTTGGGCCAGTGGTAAGAGAGAAGCTGTTGACGCCACTTTCATACAGTTTACCGAAGTCGTAAATATCACGAGGGTTACCTGCGTCTCGAACGGGAGCAGTAGGATTCCTCCTCCTGGTTTCCCCATCGTATTTCCATTCTCGCTCCAGGAATTGCTCGCGCCAGTGAGTGTCGTTAATATCCTCTTCTGCCCACTGAGTGAAAGCATTCGCCAAAGCTTTTTCTATGGAAGAGGCATTCATCAATGAAGCCTTAATCTTGAGACTGTTGATTATTGCCATAGCAATCAGGGCTGTTGTAGTTGATACAGGCGATAAATTTCACGATCTGGAATGATGACGCGACAACGCTCATAAGATATGTCGTAGCCAGGCAGATAGCGCAATGTAGCGTCAGGAAAGCGCCTCACTATCCTTTCCATTGCCTCAGACATTGTCGCGCTTGTCGTGGTGTATTGCGTGAGTATTACTTCCCATTGCTTCAAAACGTCTACGATGCCAATGCCCGCCTTAGGAGACAAATCAGGGAACTGCCTAATTGTCAACTCCAAGCCTTCCACTTTCCAATCAGAAGGTACGCCTTGTTGCCCAACCACATACACCGCAGGTGTTGTGGAACCGTTTGGCAGGGTATAAGAGCCTACTAGGCCATTGCTTTCAACGAGGAAGAGACTGCCATCTTCTAGAAGTATGTAGTCTTGAGCGGCTCCGTCCCCAACGTCCCCGCCGTTGTTGCTTTGCTCTTGAACAATGTATCCCTGAACAAGCAGCGTAATAAGAACGTCGCGTAGCTGAAGAATGTTCACAATGAAAAGCCTCCCCGTAAGGAGAGGCTAGCACAGGCATTGCTCAAGCAGTTTCTAAAGAAATCAGCTATTAGGAGCAGTGGGAATGATGGAACCAGAGTTGGTGGCGGCTTGGTGGATGCCAATGCGACCACGGCTAATCAGGTCGAAGGTCACTTCAACAAGGTTATCAGCGGGATAGCTCTCGTTATAGTTCATCACGCGAGCAACATAAGCCACGCGGTCGTAGTAGAACGTGGTGCCACTGGAGCCCAGTTGCTTATTGATTTCCACGTACACTTCAGCGGTCTTGTCGTAACGAGCCGTCGAAATCACCTGGAAAGCCTCGTCGAAGCTGTCAGGCAGGAAAGTGGTACCGTCAACGTCCTTCTGGAAGTAGGAAGTAACGGAAGCAGTGGCCTGAGAGGTGACAATCACGCTGTCAGAGAAGCCGCCGCCACCAAGCAGATAGAACTCGGTGTTGCCGTCGTTGAAGGCCACGGAAGCCGTCGTAGCGGCCTGCAGGGTGTAGAGAGTGGGAGCGCCGCTAACAGTGAAAGTAGCGCCGCTCTGAGTGATCACAGGACGGCCGGAAGCCGTAACGATCGAGCCAACACGAACAATGACGTCCTGACTCTTAACCAGTTCAGTCGGATGGTAGAGCATGAGAAAAGCCTCAATGGGAAAGAAAATGATTAAGCGTCTCAGACGTTCTGAACGCTACCCTTGCCAACCAGTCTAAAAATGCCCCTGATTGGTGCGCCAAGAAATTGCCAATAGTGTTCAGCAATTTGTTCGTTTGGCAATAGCTCAAACCGTCCTTCTCTCCCATTGATTGTTGCAGCGGCAGAACTGCCAGGAGTGACGCCAGAAAGAGCCAAGGGGCCAGTCAGTCGTCCTTCCATGTACACGGCAGTATTATCTGCGCCAAGCAAATAATCAAACCGTGGGTTCTGCTTTTGCTTCAGGGTGGCGTAGTAAGTGACGCCAGTAGTGACAGCCACATAATTGCCAGTTCCAGCGTCCAATGTATAGCCCGATGCAACTTGCCACACCAGGGTGGCATTAGCAAGAGGGGCGAGGACGTTGGTCATACGACGAAACCAATGGAAGAAGCGCCAGCGACGGTTTCAAGCATTCGTTTGAACTCTTGACCATATTGAGTGGCCTCCAGTCCCTTGCCATACACTTTGCCATCTGTGGCGCCAATTTGAACGCCCATTTGTGCAAGCTGAATGGCAATAATGTGAGCAGCCAGATGCTTTACTGCGCGGTCAGTTTGATCACCAAACACGTCAGAGCTTGCATCTGCTGTTGCCTCAGTAATTGCCCCATTCACAATGCCCGATGGATGGGGAGTGAATTCAGGAAAGCGATCAAGAAACGTTGCGTAAGTGACTGCCATGATTAGGCTTTTCCTGTACGAAGAGCTTCAAGTCGCTTGCTAACGGCATTACGCACACGCACACGCCCTTCAACTTTCTTCCAATCCTGCAACTGATCTTCATCATGCATGATTTCGATCATGCGCAACGCATCTGACAGGGGAAGGGCCGCAAGCGTAGACACCTTGGTCGGAATGTCTTGAACCGTAGGAGTGTCCTTCAGTTCTTCAATGGCGCCAATTGCCATGAGGCGCTTGACTGTTCCATTGTTCTTGGCTTGAGCCCATTTGGTTTCGGGAACGTCCGTGTTGACGCCAGGGCTGAGTTGAATCATTCCCGCGTCTGTGATAACACCGAGCCCTCCTTCACGAGGCGGGTTTTCAAGATCGGGGCGATAAGCAATCAACATAGTGTTCAGAAGAACTGCTTTCAAGCTTAACGCCCCAATCAGACTCAGTTATCTTGAACGTAGATGACGCTCTTGGGGTAGTAGAGAGCGACACCGCCCAGGCGAGCATGAGCAGGAACGATGAATTCCAGACCGCGCTGCTGAGGGGGGAACAGTTCGAGGGGCTGAGGAATGTGCAGTTGCACCTTCTGGGGATCACGCTTGTAAACCACCATGCGGTTCTTCTCAAGCGTGCTGTTGTCCGCATCGAGCTGGTTAATCGGCTCAACGTTGCGGATGTAAGGGTTGGTGCGCAGGAAGTACTCAAGAACAGTCACGTCCGAAGAGTCACTGTTGCGAGTGGTGCTCACCTTGTTGTAGTCCTCATAAGCCATGAGGATGGTGTCGGGCTCTTCCTTCATCTTGGAGCCGTTGACAATGGCAGTCACGCCATAGTTCAGCAGTTCCAGCATTTCCTGAGCAGTGGTGCCACTATCAGTGAACCACTTGTCAGCAACAACCAGATCAACAGTGGAGTTGTTGAAGAAGCCAGCCAGACCCACCGAGGCCTCACCGAACATCGCCACGTCTTCCACTTTCTCTTCGTAAGCACGACGAACAGCAGAAGCACGACGTTGCTCAAGAGCAATGTTGGCCATTTGAGCGGCACGCAGCTCTTGAACGGTATAACCGAAGCTGCCACCGATGGAGCGGATGTTGATGCTCTTCTCGGTTTGGCTGATGTCGGCACGAGGCAGATCGTCAGCGGCGTCGGAGATCACTTTGAATTCACCAGTGGCGTCCATGACGCGGTAGGTGAAGGTTTGAGCGCCAGGGCCAGCCTCGCTGGTCACAGGCAGAATGGTCGGGTATTTGATGTCAGCGTAGGTGACTTCAAACACTTGGGGGCGGATGTACTCAAGCTGACGCTCAAGAAACAGACCCGCTTCGTCCATGCGAAAATCAGACATTTCGAGGGCCTCCTATCAAGAATTGTCAGCGGTGAGAGTGAACGAAGGACCGTTCAGTTCAACAATCGCCAGGCCTGATCCGGTGACGGAGGTGAGGTAGCGAGCGTTGGAAAGAACAGCAGTCTTGCCAGACAGCGCAGCGCTGCGCAGTTGGCCGGCATACTGAACGCCAGTGGCGGTATGGATGACGCGCACTGCAGTGGCGGGCGTGACGGAACCATGCACATACATGGCGACAGCGCCTTCGTTCAGGACGTTCATGGCCTGAGCGGCCTTCACGCCAGGACGGCTATTAGCGTCTTCAGCGGTTTCATCAACGTAGGTGAGCACGTTTGCGCCAACCACGGTTTCGCTAGCACCGCTGATGGTCTTGGCGGAATTGGCGACAGTGCCGCCGCTTGCCCAAGTAACGATGTTACCGAAAGGAATGACAGCACCAGTTTCGTTGATAAAGGTGCCGATCGTGTTGTCGCGGATGTCGGACAGTTGACCTTCCAGGAGGGCAGTCAGCTCAAGCGCATAGCTCTGCTGAACGCCACCTGCAGCAGCCGTGCCCGAAGGGGTGAAAGTAACGGCCATGGATTAGCGCTCCTTGGAGATGGAAAGAGGATTTTTCCAAGCGTTCTGAATCCTTTCCATGTAGGAAGAAGGAGCAGAAGCCGGAGTTGCGATGGAAGCTACGGCCTTGCGCAGCTCGTCAGTGGCGGTGGAGTCACTGCGAGGAGAATCAGCCAGGGTGTCGAACATGGCTTGCACATAATCGTCAGAGCGCTCCGACAGATCAAAGGCGTCGCCACGAACAGCCTTGATGGAGGCCTCCATGATTTCACGGGCAGTCTTGCCAGAGAAATCAAACTCGCTGTCCAGATTGGTGCGAGCTTTGTCAATCAGGGCAACGCGCTCTTCGACAAGCGAATCGAGATTGACTTCCTTGGCAGCATCGAGCTCGGCTCGTGCAGCTTCGAGCTCTTGCTCAAGAGCATCAGCGCGACCCTCGGCGGCATCGCACTTGCCCTTCATTTCCTTGCCCATGGCGTCCATTTCTTCCTTCATTTTGGAAGCTTCGGACATCATTTCGTCGTACTTGCGTTTCATCTCGGCATAGCTTGCCTTCGCGTCTTCACGCTCAGCCGACACAGCGGCTGCAAGGGCGGAGTCTGCCTCGTAAGAAACGCCGTCAAACACAATGTTTGCCGACATAATTTCTCC